TGTTTAGCCTTCTCCAGTTCAATCTGACCCTGTATCTTGGCTTGCTCAATCTGCTGTTGCATCTGCATTTTTTGTGCTTCGGCTTGCATCTTGGCTTGCTCGATTTGCATTTGCATTTCCATCTTTTGTTGTTCGGGGCTAGGTGGCTTGGGTTGTCCTTCTGCCATCTTAGCTTGCTCACGGAACTTGTCAGCGGTTTCGTCAATCATACCCTCTAAGCCTTTACCAGCCTTAAATGCGGTAACTCCAAACTTCAGCATTTCAACCAACATAGGCGTGAGTTCAGGGGTCATTTGTGCCGCTGGGACTGCCTGTTGCAAGAACCCACTCATAGCGGCTAGGAACTCCATCCTGTCAGCTTTTTCCTGCTGTTCGTCTTGGAATATCATCGAGTCGCTGGTTACTTCCACACGGAAGTTCTTGGCGGCTTCGTTACGCAATAAGGCTAGGGCTTGTGGGATTAACTGCTGGTCTTGTGGGCTAAGTTGCGTTGCACCACTAATCTTGACAATCGTATCGTCTGTAAAGTGGTTGCAAATAATCTGCGCCTTGATGCTCAAGAGTTCAGTAGCAAAGTCTACGACAGCGTGTTGCATGGTCTTGAGTCGACCGCTGGCATTATTAGACTTAATGATCTGTGCGCCAAGCGTTTCATTGGGATCGGTTTGACCCCGCTGAATGTCAGCAATACCCATAATCTCGTAGATTTGGTTCTTGACCTGATCCATCGCCTGATACGACATATTCAGGGCTTGGGCAATTGGGGCAATATCTACAAGGTTAATAGCCCCACCCATACCGCCCTTCTCACTAAATGCGGCATAGTTCTTAACGGGTATCAGGGTATTGTTCTCACCCTCGGAGAATAGCCTTGCAAGACTTGGTTCGGATGCGTCATAGACACCCCGTACTTTTAGGGCGTTAATGAATCCATCAATGCGGTCAGCAAGCGTGTCTAACTGTTTTGCTTGGTCTTGGTATAGAACAAAGTCAGGGATAGGTTCTAGCTTGTCCGTTGTTAGGGTTGCATACAGAGGTTTCGGGCAAGGCCAAAAGTTCTCCAGCTTTAGCGGGTCAGGGCGGGTATCGAGTATCTTACCCATCGACTTCGATAGCCAAATGACCTCACCTGAAGTCTTATCCCATATCTCATAGATAACGGCTTCGGATGCGCCTTCACCCATCTTCTCGTTGAAAGTTTTAGAAGTTTCAGGTTTTGTGTCTAGCGGAATCTTACCGCCTAGTTCCTCACCAAAACGCTCTACAAGGGCTGGTCTACCGAGGTAAACCTTACGCCATACAGCGGTTACTTCTTCCCATGTGCGGGCGATTGTATGCCCAAAGTCACGCCAGTAAACATAGTCAACAGGCGCACATTCGTACTCGATACGCTCTTGGTCTTCACGATAGATACCGCCTTCGGTTTCGGCTTCGTCTGTATCTTCGGTAATCTGAAAGCCATCTTCGGGTGCGCCTTCTGCTTCACCACCAGCCTCACCAGCAATATGGGGTTCGTAGCGTACCCACGATGTTCCACGCCCACCCAGTAAACGGTCTAAGACCGACTGATTCATGGCAGACTTGTAATCACCGTAATGGGTAATCTCGTAATCTAACGCCCGTTCCAGCATCATCGATGCTACCCGTGCCACAGGGTCGTTATCCCTAAACCTACGGCTTACATCGGGTCTAGGTAGGCGGGCAAAGATAGCTGGGGTGATGGTCTGAACATTTGACCAAAGGATATTAAAGCGGGCATTAGGGTTATTCCTAGTGCGACTGTCATCACGATACCGCTTAATAATGCGGTCTGTTCTGCTTTCCCATTCTTTGTACGCTCTTTCGTAGCTTGCAATGGTGTTGTACCAGTCTTCGTAGGTGTGATCCATGTTTATATCCTGCGGTATGTTGATTTAGGCGTTTGCTTCCACAATTCGTTTAGGGTCGTTTCATTTTCGCCAATAGATAAGCCTTTAATCCTTGAATCTTTGAGGATAGGGCTGTCTTCATCTTTCCAAACGATACTGAGATAGCGCATAGCGTCTGCTGAGTGGCTAGTCCAATCGTGTTTCGGGCGATCTCTAAATACTTTCTTATCATCATCCCACTCCCTTTGGTATTGACGCAAACATTCAATTAATTCTTCACACTTATTATCGAACCAAGAGCGTGTTAATGCAAGTCTTGTAGCTTGGATTCCATCCTGAAGTGATAGGTTTGGAACAATTTTTAGGTGTTTTATGTCGATTTTTGTCGAGATTTGTTCGATTATGCTTTTACCACCGCTGGCTAGTGTTTTAGCCCTAGCGTCATGGGGTAGCCAATGAGTACCGTACTTGTACCCAAATTCATCCTCTTTCTGCGCTAGTAATCCTGTGTAGTAAGGAATGGCTTGACCGTTAGACATATGGTGGTCTAGCACCCGTATCTCACCGTATACCACCTGAAACCAAATAATAGCTGTGCTGTCGTTGTAGCCCAAGTCCCATACGGTGTGGCAGGGGAACATGGGGTCATAGTCCACCGTAGTAATGCGTTCAAGGTCGGTAAGTCTACGCATCTCCTGCCCGTAGTATGCGCCTAGGATTGCGGCTTCAAATGAGCATAAGAACTCTTGCTCGTACTGATTATCAGACATGGATGCCTTGGCATCGTCTAACTCAGCTTGTGGCAAAAGATTGGTTTGGTCTGCCCGTAAGACTTTTGTGTACCAATTCGGATTTTTTTGGGCCTCGTTGAAAATGTCATAAAAGGCGTTGTGGCCCTTCGGTGTCCCAATGAATGTGGCCCAGCCTATGCGATCAGCAAGTAACGGACGAATGATCTCGCCCCATACCGATGGTTTCATATCGGCCATTTCGTCCATAACTACACCATCCAAAAAATTGCCCCGAAGTGCGTCAGGGTTATCTGCGCCAAAGAGTCTTATCCGTGCGCCATTAACCAGTTCTACCCATAGTTCAGACTGATTAGCCTTAGTCATAAAGGGTTCTGAGAACCGTTCTAAGTATCTCCAAGCTACGCTTTTGGCTTGTGAGTAAAAAGGGGCAATGTATGCGTATTGGGCGTGTTTTTTGTTTTCTAGCAGGGCTTTGACTATCAAATCGTTGATACAGGCTACAGTCTTGCCACAACGCCTGTGGGCCACGATTACAGCCCAGCGTTGCTTACGGGTGTGGAAGTCCTCAAAAACGCTTCTAGGGCGGTATTTTAGCTTTACAGGGCTACTCATCGGCCCATGTGATTCTTATATCGCCACCGTTTGAGCCTGTGACCTCATTGACTTGGGTTTCTTTCCATCTAGCCCGTGTCTTTAGCCAAAAGATAGCGGCCGCAGTATTGCCCTTCTTAGCTTGATTAAACAGCGTTCCAGCAATAGCTGAGTTAGCATCTATACGGCCTTCGTCTAGTTCATCTTGGTAGTATTTCACCAGCGTATCAGCACTAATCTTTAAGCGGGTAGCAATATCCTCATGCGGACAACCCAATGCAGATAAGCGTTTAACCTGTTCTCTGCTCTCTTTTGTAGGTTTATGGGGCGGTCTGCCTTTTCCAGTCATTTTAATAACTCCGATTTAATCCCAGTAATTGTTAAATGCTTTAAGCGGGTAGAACACTAAACTGTTTCTATATCCCCCTTCTGCGGTAGGTCTGATAGGTGTAACACCGTGAACATTTCTCCAAGCTGGGTAAACCAGCATAGAGTTATCCCTACTATCTACCGTAGCCCCATAATCAGGAACGGTTGTATTGCCACCTTTAGCGTTTACCTTTTTAGCGATGATGACATTAATGCACCCTTCAAGGTTACCTGCATCCCTATGAAATGGGGCAGGAATGTTGAAGTTACTAATGCTTGAGGTGAATAGTTCTCCAAACCTGAACTTTGGCGGTACTTTTTCTGAAATGATCTGTTTTTGTTTCTCGTATATCTCAGGAGTTATTTCTTTAACCAAGTTCTCGGATTCTTTGCATAGCAAATACATGGCTTTTATAAAGGTTTGGGCTGTTTTTACCTGATGAACGCTTGAAATGGCAGGATAGGGCCGTTTCATGTGTGGTTTAGGTGGGCAACTACCAAGAATAGTGCTAAATTGCTTAACCTCAAATTGGCTATCTCTTAGCCCGCTAGACCTTCTCATTTCACTCTTAGGCACTCTTTCGCTTAGTAGTTCTGCGTTAGCTACATCGGCAAGCTGTTTTAACTTTCCCGTGATCTCTTTTATGTAAAAGCCTACGGGTACGCCATCAGCGGTGAAAAGAGTATCCTCAGTAATATTGGGTTCAATATCACCGCAAATATCACCGATCTTTACGCTGTGGTCTATTTTGATTAATTCGACTGTTTTCATTGAGTGCAGTAAACATTAGTACAAGCGGGAAACCATGACTTTTGCCATGTATCGTAGTCACGGCTGACAAACTTACCAGTATTGACTACGGGTGCTACTTTGTAATCTTTTTGCAGTTTTTCAATAATGTTCCAAAACCTAGGCAAACTAGGGTCAATATCAAAACTCCATTCGAACACTAACTTGTTGAATATATAAGAATAATTCTCTAGGATTGGCATTTCTGCGCCTTCAATATCCATCTTGCA